GGCGTCACCCTCGCGGTAAGCCATTGCGAACGTTCCATCCTCGGTTTTCATAATTTCATGTGACATAGTATAGACTCCTAGTTTTTCCCGGCATGATTGCCGGAGTCATTTTATATAGGAATAATCCCATTGTTGCAAACCCTTATTATACAGCGGGCGGAACCGCTCCGATATCGCCCGCTATGTGGTGCCGCAGAATTGAACGCGGACGCAACCCGGAAGCGAATCGCCGCACCCGTTCGGCGTCCGTTTCTGTTATTTCGTCGCGTTCGGATAGGTGCCGCCAGTGAAGCGCAACGTTTCCGCCCGCCGCATAACATCCGCCCGCCGTTTGGTTGTCGCCCGCCTTCCGTTTGCTCGCGCCGTGTGCAGTAAAAACGACTCCAAAATCGCGATCAGGTCGCGCACATAACGGAGTCCCGTTGCCGCAACGCGCACAATCGATTCCCGTCGTTTCGTTCGGACACCGGACCATTCTGACGCCGTCCGCCGTTGTGACTTTTGCGCTAGGTTTGTCGTTCCAATATGACTCAGGGACAACGGCAACCGATGCCGCGCCGTCTTTAATGTGTTGCGCGGCGTCCGCCAGTGTATCGGCGGAGTAATTAAAGACAGTTTGATTGGGTGCACCTGTATTCGGTTCCGCCCATTGTGCCGGGTCAAAATGCGTGAACAAAAACGCAATCCCCTTACGCGGTACGGCGCGACGAACCGCCGACTCGTAGTCGCGATCTATTTCTTGAGTCGCCGTTGCTGACGGTTTAAGCGGGCAGGTGTCCGGGCATGTTCCGTACATCTCATTAGCCGCCGCCCGATAGGTGACGGCGATTCCGGCGGTCTTTTTTGCGCGGCTATTTTCTACGGTGTTAAGCATTTTTGACTCCTGACTTGGTGTTAGAGAACCATCTATAACCAATTATGGCGCTAGCCGCCCCCGTCTCATATGCGCCTAATTCGCCGTACCGAAAACAGAACCGCAAACTCTCGCCCACGGCGTCATATGTTTTATCTATATAGATATATAAGTCCCCCTCTTCACCGTTCCCGTAACCGGGCAGCTGCACCGTACCCATAAAAGCGTCGGGGTCGTGGTTGCAATCGTTTTTATACTTAGGCATTTTTGACTCCTATAATGATTAAGGAGTCAGATCCTATAGGAATATTCCCATACCGACAAGCAAAAAAAGACCCGCACGAGGCGGGCCTAGTTTATGTAGGAGTCAAGCCCACACTATTCACTTAAAATTATCCTCAATTCCTCCAGGCTTCTGCCGCTAATTTCTGAGAGTTTGTTGAACGTCATGTTCAGGTCTTGATCGAAACAATCTCTAATTTCTTGGTCCGTCATGTCTTGTCCTCCAGCCAGAAAGCTAACTTTTCAATAACGCGAGTTAACCAGTCCTCGAACCATTCCATCATACAACCTCCAGAGCAGTTTCCTGCTCATAAGTGTATTTGTTGTTGTACTCGTCAAACACCTCATCGGGGCAAATCTCATAGATGTACTGTTCAGCATCGGCATCGCTCATGTGCGCCGGAACCTCGTATTCTGGGAACCACCACGCACGGTGAACGACTTTTAACTTAACCTTTCGCTTCTCCATCAGTCGTCCTCCAAAACAGGCAGGCGCACGTCCCCGTCCGCCGTCCAACGGTACGTCACGGGTTCAGTCGTCTCGTCCACCCCATAACCCGTCGGCATGGTCCAAACCGCAAAGCGGGACGCAGCACTGTTTCGGGCCTCTTCCCTTGTAGCAAACACCTGCGCGTTTCCGCAGCGTTCGCCACTGTCGAACTCAAACATAGGTCGGTAATTCATTTCACTAAACTCCAGTTAGTTATAAGGACTTTTCTTATAAAACCTCATATAGGGGCCGTCAACTTAAAAAATTCTTTCCAGTCATACGGCTCTTTAAAAACAGACAGAGCCTCCACGGCTGCAACACCGTCCATGCGAAGGCTAACAGCATCGGCACCAGCGTAAACGCTAATATCCAAAGAAGAGTCGCGCACGACAATAAAAACAGGCCCGCCGGAATGCCTAGAAAGCCAAGAACACTGGTGTGGGGATAGACTGACCTTATTAGCTCGTCCTTTTGTAACTTTAAGTTCCATAAAGCTAAAGACACCGCTTTCCGAAAATAGTAGGACATCGGGAACTCCAGGGAGCGCCCAGCTTTCCAGTCTTGTCGTTTCAATTTTCCGCCCGCTCGTCTTCAGGCCGTCCGATATCAGTCGCCACAACCCCGCTTCCCGATTCTTCAGCGCCACTCGCGGCATCTGGTTCGGTGACTTCTGTGGGCGTGATGTCGATAACTGGTTCAAAATTTTGTCTAATTCGGTCAAGTTCCTTCTCCACATCCTCACGGCTCATTTGGTCAATCGTACCTGTTCTGATTTCTGACTTGCTGACGTACAACCCTTCCGCTAGCCCACGATTCTTTTCGGCCTGCACAGCAGCCGAAAGCGCACCCTGTTCTATACAAATTTCTCTAAGACGGTGCATGTCTTTCAAGTGCCGTTTGTAATTGACTCCATATTGCTCATCTAACTCATCCCGATAGCGTGCAATTTCAGTCACGACGTGCGGGCAATGCTTCGGACTACAAAGTTCATAAGCCCTACTGTGCGCCGAAGCGGCTGGGTATCCGGCCCTTATCGCCGCTTCACGCATCGTGATAAGTCCATCATTGGCGACAAGTTCTTTAACGAACTTCTCCTGACGGCGCGTTAATTTTCGATCTGGTCCTCGCGTTTGTACCGCCGTACCGCCTGTGTTTTTTGAAACCTTCTTTTTTGTCACCTAAAAACCCCTTATTTTAGCCTCAAACCGTGTTTTTCTCTTTAATATCAATGCCGTCCCGCCACGTACCACCACCTTTTTATGAACAAAGCCAGCTAACCCTTTTATGGGATAAGTTGTGCCAGTTAACTCTAGTTAAAATGACCAAAAACAGCAAGAAAATAACGGTAACTAACTGATATGGGATTCTTCTGCTGGGACGGGTTGCGTGACACTAGTGGGACGGCAAAAAACCCGAAAAACCCTTATATAGGATATGGTTAGTCAGAGGTGTACCACCGTACCGCCTGTACCGCTATCTGACGCTGAAAAAGTTTTTTTCTTAATTCATAAAATTAACTTATATAGGGGACGACGGGACGAGCATTGGAATCTTTCCTTTGGAACAAACAAAGAACGGAACGAATCACTTTATTCGCCAAGCTCCTTTTGGCTTACTTTGTCCTCTAGGCAACGCACTACCCAAGCGTTGACGGACAGGCGGCTGTTTTTTGCGGCTGCTTCAATTTGCAGCTTCAACTCAGAGGGGTATCTTAAAGTCGCCCTGATTTCCGGTTTAGGGGTTCCTACAGGGTGGCCTTCCTGTAAAGGTCCGTGGTGCGTGGGAAAGTACTCGTGAAGCCACGCCCTTGCCTCCTCAAGAGTTACAGGTCGTACACCTTGGAATCCCCATTCTGGTTGATACGATGCCAAAAAGTAATAGCCGTGCGTTCTTGTTTTGAACAGCGCCATATTGGCAAAGCCTGCAACTTCGGTTGCAATTTCTGTGTTGTAGGTGCGCCTGCTTCCCTCGTACTCGACGATGCGTTTGATCTGGTGTTTAAAAGTTCTGGTCATTCCCCAGCCCTCTCGTCGGCTCTTTCGGCGGGGCCTATCAGTTCGGCACCGCTGTCGGTGGTCTCCCTGTCACAGGCGGCGCAGTAGTAAACCGGACGCCAATCGATCTCATAGACAAACTCGTCGAGCCCACCGCACTCGCGGCACTTCCTATCTTTTTGCATAGAACACATGCTCCCCTATTCGTTGCTTGCGCTTCAGGACCATGGCCCATGGTGGCTGCACCGTGATGGCGTGATAGTGCGTCACATTTTCAAGCCCCGCCATCACCACCTCTGTAGACATGAGGATTCCTGCAATGTCGGTGGCCTCGTCCCAAGCCTTCTTTTCGGCGGGCCGCTCGTGCTTTCCATCACAATAATAGCTGAACTGGCATTTGTGCTTCACCGGATTGCCGCGCCAGTACTTTCCCTGCCGGACAACACTACAAATGTTGTCGGGATACCTAGGGTCAGCCACGCGGTTCTTTATGACGACGCCTACGGCCATCATTCCTCGCCAGCCCTGATCTCGCGCTTCAAAGTACATCGCCTCCGCGAGGCATTTCTTTTGCAGCGCGTCGGCCTTGGCGGGCAGGGGCACAAACAGTGCGGCTAATAAAAACAGCAGCAGGGCTACCAGCCCAAGGCTTAATCTAATCAAAAAGGTCATTAGACTTCTCCACATCTTGATGCGTAATTGAGT